GAACGTATTGCAAAACAGATCATTCAGCAGAATGCAGAACAAGCCGCGGCCGAGGAACAGGCCGCTCTCGCACGAGATCAAGGTGCCGCCGAAAGGGAATTTGCGCAAGCCGAAAAATCAAGGGCAGCCGCGTAATTGTCACTGAAAAAGACCATCCAAGAGTGCATCCCAATAGCGGATCCACTCGCCAGACCGCATTACACCGAAGCTGAGGCACAGGCAGTTCGTGCTTGTTTCAGTGGTGAGGCGAATGCCCGGCAGCAGCGCATGGCGCTGGACTACATGATGCGAGCCTTTGGCACGCACGACACCAGTTTCCGCCCCGGAGACCAATATCTCACCGCCTTTGCAGAGGGTCGGCGCCACGCCGGCACTACGCTGAGGTGGATGCTATTCGACGCGCCTACGCGCACCGATCCTGATAAGATCGCCACACGAAAAATAGAGGATGACCCTAATGCCAGACCAGATAACAGATGACCAAGGCAACGCCATAACCGCTCATTGGTTCGACGATTTTGCAGGCGACGACGAGGGCCGGCAGGAGCAGCTTGGCAAATTCGAGTCGTTCGACGCTTTCTACGAGGACTACAACACCACCAAGAATGCTGACTGGCGTGACGGTATCGCCGGCGACGACGACAAGTTCAAGTCGACGCTGACCCGCTTTGCAGACCAGGGTGCATTCGGCGTCGCTTTTCGTGAAGCGCAGCAAAAGATCCGCTCAGGCCAGCTGCGGCCGGAGCTCGCTGAGGATGCTGACGAGGCGGCGATCAAGGATTATCGCGAGCAGAACAACATTCCGCTGGAAGCGGCTGGATATCTCGAGGACCTGCCAGACGGTCTGATCGTGGGCGAGGATGACAAGGATCTGATTCTGGATTTCATGGGTGCGGCGCACAAGGTCAACGCAGATCGGAAGTTTACTAACGCCGCGATCGGCTGGCTCAACGATTTCGAGGAATCGCAGCAGGACGCCATTGTCGAGCTCGATGCCGAGCAATCACGCGAAACGACCGACGCGCTGCGGGATGACAAGGATGGGTGGGGCAAGGATTACCGCACCAATATGAATCTCGTTAAAAGCGTGCTGTCGACCTATATGGGCGAGGCGGCTACCGAGCAGCTGCTCAATGGTCGCTACCAGGATGGCCGCGGCTTTATGAACGATGTCAACGTGCTCAAGGGATGGGCAAATCTGGCGCGAGCGGTCAACGATGTCGCGCCGCTGATCGCGCAGGATACTGAGGCGCTTCAAGGCCTGCACGACCGCATTGAGGAGATCGAGAAATATCAAAAGGAGCACCGCACCAAGTATTTCAAGAACGAGCCGATGCAAAAAGAACTTCGCGAGCTATATGAGTTAAGATCCAAGTCAGAGAAAACCAAAGACGCAGCATAAGGAATTGCAATGTCCAAGCTATTTCGTAAGTCCATCGGCTCGGCAATAGCGAAAGGCTCAGCCGGCAGGCAGGCCACTGGCATTACCCATCGCGACAACCCCCCATCTGGCGACGTTGGTCCTGACGCGCCGGGTGGCGGTGGCGGCACGCGGCGCAGACCGCCGGGCCCGCGCGGACGCAATCGTAGACTTGGCGGCGATGTCAGATCGCCGTTAGCATAGGAGAGCAGCATGCCAGAATCGACACCGATACCGAAACCACTACAAACACCGCATCATCCCGAGGGGATCGTCCTCGGCAATATCGCAATCAGGCCACATGGCGGCGAGACGCCAAACGAATTTGATGCTGGCAAGGGCAAGAATGTAGGCAACAGCCGCGGCCCTGTTATGGGCCCCGACAAAATGGGAGGCTCGTATCATGGCTGAGACCGCAAACATGACGACCTATCGTGGTTCGAAGCCGAAAAAAGCGAAAAAGAAAAAGCGCAAATTCAAAAAAGCCACCAGCCACGCGCGCGATTACACGGTGAAATCTCCGGCCAGCTATTGACGCGAGCCGCGAAGTACCTTAGATTCGGCGCTACCACAACCAGCCGGCCAACCTCTATCGAGCCCCGGCGACCTACCGGCCCCTGCCGGCAGACGTGCGGCCCCGCAAGGCCAACCCGCACCGAGTCATCAGCAGGCTAACCCGACAAGTGGAATAAACGGACTTTATTCTTATTGGAGGATTGGCAAATGCCAGAAACAGCATTTCAAATCCAGTACAGGCAAGAATTCATCCATGGATTCGAGCAACTGGTATCGCTGGTTCGTGAGTTTACAACCACGGAAACAGTGATTAAGGGCAATCAGGCGACGTTCCTAGTTGCCGACTCGGGTGGAGCCGAGGCTAAGACGCGCGGCGTCAACGGTCTCATTCCTGCTCGTGGCGACAACCTGAACCAGCCGGTTGCAACCCTAATCGAGTGGCACGATCTCGTGCGCAAAACCGATTTCAACATCTTCGCCTCCCAAGGCAATCAGCGCGCAATTATGCAAGCAACGTGCATGGGCGTCATCAATCGAAAGATTGATCAGGACGTCTTTGGCGAGCTCGCTACCAGCACGGTCAACATCGGTGCTGCAGTGGTCTCGAGCACGCTGCGCGTACTTCGCGCCAAAACGGTACTCGGCAACAACGATGTACCGTGGGATGGCTGGATCAGCTTCGTCATCACGCCGGCCACTGAGGCTTACATGATGGGCGAAAACGACTTTTCGAGTCGGGACTACACGCAGAATGGACCGTTTGACGCGGCCGATCCGGCGTGGCGTGACCGTCCGCAGTCTTACCGTTGGCTCGGCATGAACTGGTGTGTTCATCCGAATCTCAACGGCGGCGGCGGTCCTGGGTCAGCGACCGAGGAGACGTATATGTTCCACAAGTCAGCGATAGGCCATGCCTACAATGCTGATGATCTGGAAATGAGGGTAGGCTACGACGAGGAACAGGATTATTCCTGGGCACGTTGCAGTATCTACATGGGCTCACAGTTGCTACAGAACTCTGGCGTCGTTATCGTCGCACATGATGGTTCTGCTCTAGTAGCGGCATAACGGGGAGGATTTGAGATGAGTTATTCAACAAACAGCTTGAACGTCGCAGTCCCTCGCGTCGGAGGTGGTGACGACCTCACCTCTGAAAGTGCGGCAATCTGGGTCTACCGGGAAACCGGAGATGCAGTCCTTGCCGTGATGGTGGCTGACGACTACATCACTGACGGTAACGAGAAAGGGGTCAAGGTTGGCGATGTGATCTGCTTTATTGAAACCGCCGTCGATGCGGCATGGGGTACTGTCGACACAGTCGACGCCGCCGGCCTCGTTGGGATAATCTTGCTCAGCAACCCGTAAGGGAAACTGGCGTAAGAGCATCAACTGCGCGACAATCCGGGGGCCGTTCCATTTGGGGCGGCTCCCTTTTTGTTTTTGGAGAACTAAATGTCAGAATCATCGACAGCAGAAAATATCGACGAGCTCGAGGACGAGAGCGTTGGTGAGTCTCCCGCGCAGGACACAGACAAGATCGAAGTTCCTGATTCAGTCAAGCCGGTCGGTCTAAACCGCTTCGGTGTCGCTGGTGAGAAGCGCAATGAATTCGTAGTCAATTGCAAGCAAGGCACTGATCCAAAGTGCGTGCTCGAGACCGAATTCTGGGAGCATATTGCTCGGCATCTCGGCCGTGGTGACATCGTCGAAGTAACACCAGACGACTTGGCATGGGAGATGAACGTGCGCATTATCGACCGCGGCAACAATTGGGCCCTGGTCAGAGAGCGTTTTTTCCTCGACTACGGCGGCCCCGCGTTCATTCAGTCGGAACTGCCGCAGAAGTACAAAGTCGAGTGGGCCGGTCTAACACACAAATTCCGTGTTGTATTCAACGGCGAAATCCTGAAAAAGGGCTTTGCGACGGAAGCGTTGGCAGGTCAATACGCTACCAATCACGCTCAGGCTCTCAAACGGTAGTCGAGCAAGGACGGTCATCAGGCGCAGGGATGCGCCGGCTTAGGAGGATCCAATGCCAGACAAGCTGAGTATTTACAACGGAGCCCTGACGATCCTGGGTGAGCGCAAGCTGGCGACCCTCACGGAGAATCGTGAGCCTCGCTATAAGCTGGATGACATCTTCAACAACGATTTTATTGACCGGGTCCTGCACATGGGCCAGTGGAATTTTGCGAAGCGATCGGTAGAACTGAGCGCATCGCCATCAACGACGCCGTCATTCGGCTACCAGTTCGCATTCGATAAGCCGAGCGACTTTATTCGCACGATGTACGTCTGCCATGACCAGTATTTCGATGTGCCAATCACCCGCTACTCCGACGAGGCAAGCTGGTGGTTCACGGACACCGAGGTCATCTACGCGGGCTATGTTTCGAACGACTCGCAGTGGGGTAATGATCTCAGCCTGTGGCCGCCGAATTTTGTCGAGATGACGGAGCATTATCTGGCGTGGAAAGTGGCGCCGAAAATCGCCGGCATCGACATCTCGGACAAGAAGCTGCGCGGCCTATGGAAAGCCACGCTGCTCGAGGCCAAGAGCACTGACGCCATGGAGTCGCCGGCGAAGTTCGCACCGAAAGGCGGATGGGCTCAGTCCCGGCAAGGCTTCCGCAGGGGTAATGTCGAGCGCGGCAATCGTAGTCAACTAATAGGATAGGGGAAAAACATGGCTCAATTGATAATCACAGTGCCAGATCCAGAAGTGCCACGAGTGCAGGCAGCCATGGGCTCTCTGCTCAGTCTGGTCGACCAAGATGACAACCCGCGTGGTGCGACCGCCGAGGAAGTACGACAGTATCTTGTCGACATGCTGATTGGCCGCGTCACGAAAGAGGAACAACGTGTAGCCGGAGCTACAGCAGCAAACGCGGTCGCACCAATTACCGCGACCTAATGACCGACCAAGACCACAAGATTCTCGCCTTTAATCGGGGCGTTCTGTCCTCGATCGGCTTGGCTCGGCTGGACATCGAGCGGTACAGTTTCTCCGCTGCGCTGCAGCGTAACTTTATACCCAGGGTGCTCGGATCCATGATGCTGCGGCCGGGCTTGCAGTTCATAGACTCCATGAACGAGGACCTGAATCTGGTCCGGCAGATGCCGTTCATTTTCGAGGAGGACGACACGGCGCTACTGGAATTCGGTGTCGGCTCTTACCTGCGCATCCGCATTGACGATGTGCTCCTGACGCGGCCATCGGTTGCCTCTACGATCGCCAATCCTAATTTCGTCGACGCCAACGACACCAGCCCACCGACCAGCTGGACGATTGACGATGACGCCAATTGCGACTCGTTCATTCTCAATAACGCGCTACATCTTCGGGGTTCTGGTGAGGGATCCGCTCGCACGTATCAGACGATTACGGTGGCGGGCCCTGACCAGAGCGTCGAGCACGGACTGCAGATCGCTGTCGATCGTGGCCCGGTACGCTTACGTGTCGGCTCCACGGTGCAGGGCGACGACCTCATTTCCGACACCATCCTGGCAGACGGCGTCCATGAGCTCGCCATCACGCCGCTCGGTGATTTTACCGTCGAGCTATCGCATGACGGCGATTTCAACGCTGTAGTAAACAGCTGCAACATCTCGACTGGCATCGTTAATCTAACGACTGGCTGGTCGACCGAGGAACAGATCCGCGCTGTGCGATGGGACCAGTCCGGCGACCGGATCTACTGCGCCGTTGATGGCTTGTCGCAAAAGGTCATCGAGCGCCGTTTCGGCGGCCGCTCATGGTCGATTGTTGAGCACACCGTATCGGACGGTCCTTTCCGCACTCAGAACGTGAGCTCGGTCGCATTGGCCGTCAATAAGATCTCCGGCGATTACGATGTTGGCGGTGGTGGATCCACGGGATTTGCCACGCTGACCGCCACGCCTTCCAGTACGTCGCTTTTCAAAACAGAGCATCAGGGCGGTGTGTTCGGTCCCGGCGCTATATTCCGCGTCGCCTCGGCCGGTCAGGTAGTCACCAACAACATCGGCGCCAGCGGCACTGACGTCTCTACCGATCCGATCCGTGTGGTCGGCAAGGAGAGCGCGCGTACATTTGGCGTCATTATCGAGGGCACTTTCGTTGCTATCGCCACCTTGCAGTTCGCCTTTGATGAGAACGGCCCATGGAATGATCAGGGCACCACGTACAACGCGCCGGTCTCGACCAATTTCGATGACGGTCAGGACGATCAGATCATCTTTTACCGACTGACAGCCAAGGATGTTGACTACACCTCCGGCTCGATGACGATGACGCTCAACTACACTGGCGGCTCTATCCAGGGCATTGCCCGCGTGTTTCAGACCGTCAGCCCGACCGTTGCCCGCGTGGCGATTCTCAAATCATTTGGTTCAATCGACGCGAGCAAGGACTGGTGGGAGGGGGAGTGGTCAGCAAGGCGCATCTATCCTAATGCCATTGTGCTGCACGAGGGCCGTCTCGGATGGGGCGGTAATGATCGCGTCTGGATGTCGGTGTCTGACGATTTCGAATCCCACGACGACAACGTCGAGGGCGACTCCGGTCCGATCTCGAGAACGATCGGATCCGGCGCAATTCGCGTCATCAACTGGATGATCTCCATGGCGCGGATGATGATGGGTACGAGCGAGAATTCAGCCAACATCGCAGCGCAGCGCATGGACGGCAACAACCCGCTGAGCGCACGCTCGACGAATTTCGAGGAGCCGCTGACGCCGTTCAATTTCAACATCAAAACGACCAACTCCCGCGGTGTTTTCGTCGATCGCACCCGCCAGCGGATTTATGAGATCGTGTACGACATAGATATTCAGGACTTCAAATCCGTCGACCTGTCAATCTTCGCGCCCGACTTCAATGTCGTCGGCATCACTCAGATAGCGGTGCAAATGAAACCTGATGTGCGGATCCATTGCGTGCGCACTGACGGCACTGTCGGCGTCCTGATCTACGATCGTGCCGAGAATGTTATGGCATGGGTGGACGTCGAGCTCGGCGGCCCGGGGAACTGGGAGGTCGAGGATGTAGCGGTACTGCCCGGGGTGGTCGAGGATCAGGTTTACTACACGGTCAAGGCCTTCGACGGCGTCGACGGTGAGGAGCGGTATCTGCTCAAGTGGTCGCTGGAATCCGAGGCTATTGGTGGCCTCAACAACTACATGAGCGATGCGTGGTTCCAGTATGACGGCGTGCCGATCGACACCCTGACCGGCGTCGATCATCTCACTGGTCACACCGTCACGGTCTGGGCAGACGGTAATTACGTGGGCGATGCTACGGTCTCTGAATTCGGAACACCGGGCGAGGTCGACCTGTCGCAGTTCGATGGCTCACCGTTCTCCAATGTAATTGTCGGCCTGCAGTATCAGGCTCAGTTCAAATCGACTAAGCTCGCGTCGCTGCAGGGCATTGGCCTGCTCGAGTACAAGCGCGTCAATAAGCTCGGGTTTATAGCTGAGAATTTGCATCATCTTGGCCTGAAATATGGGCCAAGTTTCGACAGCGATGAGCTCTACGATCTACCGCAGGTCGAGAAAGGTCAGGTCATTGCTGATGGATTTATCTGGGACGAGTATCACGAGGAGGACTTTCCGTTCGGCGGCGAGTGGGAGGAAGATTCAAGAATATGCTTACAAGCGGAGAGCCCGAAGCCATGCACGGTCCTGGCTGCGATAGCAGTATTTCAGTCGGTCGAGAAATCGCGCCGGCGTTAGGCTGGCGCAGGGCGACGGCAGATGACATTGTTGAATTTTACGGTGAGCCATATCGTTACTCGATGCGCGCCAACGTCGCGCTCGTGGACGATGAGGTTGTTGGCGTGATAGGCGTCGCCAGACATCCTGAGTGGGGCGTGTTTTTCTCAGAATTTAAGCCGAAGCTGCAGCCGCACCTTAAATCAATTACGATACTGCGAGCGATCAAGGATGCCATGAAATATGTCGGGCAGTATCGAGGGCCTGTACTGTCGATCGCGGACGATGCTGAGTCATGTAGGCTCTTGCATCGACTTGGTTTCACACACCTACACGGAGCGTGGTACGGATGGCTGTTGTAGCGGCAATTGTCAGCGGAGGCGCTCAGGCCATCAAGGCCTATAAACAAATGAAGGGCCACGAGGCCCAAGCCGAAGCGTACCGTCAAGCCAAGAATCGTCGCATGGGCGCAACTACTCGTGAGATGTCCGAGGAACGGCGCAAGCAAGCATTCATTCACTCTCGAGCGGTAGCCGTCGCTGCCGCGTCTGGTGCAGGCACCGATGCCGGCATGGTCAAGCTGCTCGCAGATCTCAATGCCGAGGGCGAATACCGCGTTATGTCGGTGCTGTGGCAGGGCCAGAATGACGCCGAGGGTCTGATTCATCAGGCTGAGGCTGAGGAACAGGCGGCTGACGATGCTCTGATCATGGGCGTTATCAATACGGTTGCGAGCGCGTTTTCAACCTATAGCTCAGCTGGCGGATCCTTCGGTGGTAGCTCTACGGTGTCAGCGCCAACGGCGTCGAAAGCCACAGCGAGCTCGAGTAGCATGACATGAGCGCCACTCAGAATTTCCGCGTCGACTCGTTCGTTTCGGGGCTTGCAATCAAGGCCCCGGTAGAGGTCGCAACCGATCTGCCAATCACGCTCTCAGCCCCGCAGACGGTCAACAGCCGCGTGCTCGTCGTGGGCGATCGTGTTCTGGTAAAAGATCAGGCCGATCCGCTCGAAAACGGCATCTACACGGTCGAGACCTCCGCATGGAATCGTGCCGGCGACATGGATGGCAACCGCGATATTGTGGGCGGCACCGTGGTCCCGGCATACCGGGTATCGGATGCCACGTTCGTTTACTGGATCCTGGCAGGCAATGCCAACGTGCTCGAGCCCGGCACTGACGCGCTGAATTTTTCTGTTTACTACGATCCGGCCGTAGGTGGTGGCGTCAGTTTGCCGATCTCGACAGTGCAGAACGCTTCACTCACGGCAGACAACTCTGGCGGATGGATCGAAAATCCACTCGTCCACATCGCTGCTCGGAGCGTCCTTGTCGACTACACCAGCATCTCGGACAACATGCAGCTTGGCCCCGGCACCGGAGTAAACAAGCGGATCAGTACGCAAATGGGCGCTATCGAGCTCATTGCCGATTCTGGAAACGCTAACATTGTCGTATTTGGTGGCTCGGACCTGAGCATTATTCAGGGCGGAGTTTTTTACATCGAGGGGATTTCGGCCGCGCTTACGGACCTCGTCAACACTGGCCAGTTCTGGGTCAGGGATGATGCCACGGTCACGCCGATGTTTACCGACAACTTCGGCGCCGATACCGTGCTCAACGCTTCTCCAACATTTGCCGCACCGTTGGTGCTGCTGGATGACGAGGAGATACAGTTCGGCACATCAACTGACGCGATCCTCGAGTGGACTGCAGCCGGCATTGGCGGCAGCGACGGACTGAGACTGGCATTTGCCGATAAAGGCACCCTATTCGCCATTAACGATGGGCCAGAGATCAGGTTCTATAACCCGGCAGGCAGTGGCTACATCTCGCTGGAAAACAAAGGCGTCACATCCAATAACGAATGGGATTGGAACTCCTCTGGCGCCTCGTCTGTCGTCAACTACGATGTAGGTGCATGGGACCATAGCGACCACCTGTTCTCGCGCCCAGTGCTCGACGATTATGCGATCGAGCACGTCTCTGCTGGCTCGGCCGCTGGCGTCCTGGATATTGATTTCGAGGACGGCAACAGCCATTTCCTCACGCTGACCGAGAACGTCACAACCATGACGATTTCCAATCCGCCCGCCACTGGTCTACTTGGGCAGATTGAAATGGAGATCCTGCAGGATTCACCGGCGCGCACGATCGCATGGCCAGCCTCGGTGAAGTGGCCCGGTGGCACGGCTCCTGACCTGACGACCACAAACGCCACGTATCTGATTCATCTGCGGACGCGCCTCGGCGGCACGACCTATCTCGGTACGTTTGCTGAGAACTTCTCGTGAGCCCGCTGCTCGGCGGCGCATGTAAGCTATCGGATGCCGGCGTAGCGCCGTCTGGCGATCCTCGGTTTACTGGCGATCCGTATAGCGTGGTGGATTTGACGGTCAACCCGATTGACGCGCTGGCAGCCGTTGACATCGTCGCTGATGGCTCCATCGACGCCCTTATAAACGCCGGCAATCAGGGTGCCATCGGCCGGTGGGATAACGGTCTTATGAGCCTGAACAGGAACGACTTTGATTTCAGGGCCGACAAGATCTCTGGCGATGATCTTGATACGTCATTTCCCGGCGATCCTCAGAACACATGGATCCTGGGCTCTACCGCGCCGGTTTTTCAGGTCAAAGTGACCGGCTCAGGGAGTGATATTTTTGTTGGCACGCTCAGGATTCGGCCGACTGGCGGTGGTGCTGACCATGACACCGCATCGCTGCGACTGGAAGCGGAGAGCTCACTGTAATGCCTAAGCTGCCTGACGTAATGGCCTTCGGTGCGCGACCATCGCTGCGATCAGGTCGCATCGACCAAGTGCGCCCTGATGGTGTCGAGATTGCTGAGTCGGTGGCACAGGCTGCCGGCACGTTCGCGAAGCTCTACGGCGAGAAAAAGCAAAAAGACAGCCGACTGCACTATGCGCTGGCCAAAAACGAGATCATGGCGCTGGACCTTGCGCAGCGCGAGGGGCTCAAGGATCGCACCGATTTTGATGCGTTCGACGAGGACTATTCGACCGGCTTCAACACTGGCCGTGACGAGATCATGGGGCGCTACGGCGCCAAGCTGTCGGGCACGGACAGCGCACTACTGGGCTCTGAGTCCGACCTGATCCGTGAGAAGGGCCGCGTCGCAGCCGGCAACCTGGCCCGCGGCATGGAGATCGACCAAGGCCGTGCAGATATTGAACTGTCTCTCGATGTCGCAGCCGAGGCGATCCAGTTAGAGGGCCCTGAAAATCAAAACGCATTGATGCTGCAGGCGCTCGAGACCGTGAATGCGGCAACCGAGGGTGAGACGGCGTGGTTTACCAAGCAGGAGGGAGAAACTCTAATCCAAGCCTTTGTCGTCAAGACTGCGGTCAACTCGCTCGAGAAAATGGACAAGGCAGACATGATCGCTGAGATCGAGCTCTCGCTGGCGCACCGCGAGGCGCGTGGTGCCATCACTCGCGATGACATAGCTAACGAAAAGGGCTCCGGCTCGATTGCTGATTTCCTGCATGCCAGCGTTCTCGAGGACATGCTGGAAAAGGGCAAGGAGGAGCACAAGAACGCGACTCAGTATGAGGCGGTCTACGGGATTATCGACGCCGTGACCGCGGACTTCCCGGGTACAACGTCCGATGATCTCAACGCTCGCGATAAGGCCGCTTACGCAATGCTGGATCCAAAGGATCCTGAGTACGGCGAGCTCAAGAAGCTACTGCAAACGGAGCTCGGCATGCGTAACAATCGTGACTCGAATCGTGCCGCACAGGCTGACGCTGAGCAGGCCAGAGATGTCACCAACTGGATCGACGAGCAAGTGGCTGCAGGCGAAACGCCGACGCTCGGTGATTTGCGCACTATGCCGATATGGACGGAACTGTCGCCGGACAGCAAGGTGCGCCTCGAGGCCTATGCCAAGGGCCGTTCTGAGGGCCACGAGTTTGCGCTGTCTGACGACTCCGATTTCGAGCACGAGTGGCGCATGTACTCAGCCAAACAGAAGATCGAGCAGCTGCAATTCATGGACTCAGCGACCTACAAGTCACGCATCACACGGGCCACACGCGACAGCTGGATGGCCGAGGCCAACGCACTCAAAAAGTCTGCGGAGGCGCCCGGCACTCTCAAGATCTGGCGCGGAGATTCTCAGGACGAGGTTCTGCAGAATATGCTGGTCGGTGAGAACAAATTATTCCCGCGGGCCTATCCGCCGAGCTCGACCAGCGTACAGGCCAAGCGATACCAGCGCATTGACGCGGCTGTCAATAAGGCCATCACAGAGGAATCGGTGCGACGCGCTGCCGAGGGCGGCACTGGCGAGATATTTGCGGTTGATATTGAAACCATCACCTCCGAAATACTGCGCCGTGAAGTCTTTATACGAGAGGGCCTCTGGGGTGAGATTGGCGATCGTCGGACCATCGAGGCTGAGATCGTGCGCTTTGACGCACTCAGGGATGCCAGCGGCAAGGTTGTGGCGGCGAGGAATATCGAGTTCGAGCCAGAAGCACTCGAGGCTTACATTCCGATCGACCAGTGGCGGGACGATATCAGCACAGTCCCGCGTCCTGGTAGTGAAGGAAATAAAACGTGGGAGGAGGCGCTACGCTCCTATTCGTCTGATCCCGATGGGGTCAGCGACAAGACGCTCGAGGAGGCCTATTTCTACCTGAATGCTCTGCCCGAGGAGACTGGTTGGGAATACGCGCGCCGGCGCATCAGAGGCGAGGATGGCGTCTAATGCCGCAGGCATGGGAATCAGTGACCGACCGAGCGCGTCGCGAGCAGCGTGAGGAAATACGTCTCCGTGTCGGAGACCAGATAAACGCCGACTACAATCGCTCAAAAGAGATCCTAAAGCTGCGTGGCATCACTGGCCTGCCAGAGCAGCTGCTCGAGTCCGATTTCGACAACATCTCCGAGATGGTACGGCAGCGCGAGTTTGACCCAAACAAGTACAAGGATGAGGCGCCGGCATGGCGTGAATTCGCCTCTAACAGCCCCATGGATCTCGCCGTTCTCAAGCACGACGAGGAGTGGCTGACGCAATTTGAACGCGCCTATCGAGAGCTCGACACAACCACGATAGGTGAACGGCTCTTTTCACACGGCCGCGACATCATGCGAACCACAGATCCGATCAGCAATTCGTGGAATTCATCTTGGGCACAGAACAAGATGCTGATGATTGGTGCCCGCCAGCAGCGCGACGGCGAGCAGCCCGGCGATGAGGAAAAACTGGCAGAGCTTCGAAAGTATCAGGTCTCTCACGACTTCGGTGCTGAATGGTCTAGTCCGATTGTCTGGCTGACAAAGCAATCTGCCAATATGATCGTATCCAGTCAGAAGCGTCTCGAGCGTGGCCTGCAATTCGGCTTCACTGGCGCTGCAATGGGCGGTTACTACGGGTCAATTGGTGGCACAGTCATTCTCCCTGGCGGCGGAACAGCTATCGGCACTGCCGGCGGTGCGATTGGTGGCTTCGGTATTGGGTTCGCGGTCGGATCCGTGACCGGCGGCTACGAAATCGGCGCCGAGCTCGGCCGTGGCGAGGCGTATCTCGAATATCGCGACATGGGATTCAATGAGCAGGATGCTGCATGGGCTGCCGAGATCTCAGGTAGCGTCAGCGGCTTACTCGAGGCAACGCTCGGTCAGGTATTTTTCGACAAGCTGCCCGGTGTGCGGCAGCTGACTGGCAAGGGAAGTGCTGAGATCGTGAAGCAACTCCTCGGCAGAGAGTCGTTCCGGCAGGTTGCTGGCCGCGCGGCATTTGACTACGGCGCTGGCGTTACCGGCGAAATAGTCACTGAGATCCTGCAGGAGGCCTCCCTGATCACGATGGGCGAGATACTCAAAGGCCAGCATCCCGGCGTGGCGGAGGACCTTACAGGGGCAGAGATTAGCTCTCGTATCGTCGATGTCGCCGTCGAAACGCTCAAGGCTACGTTCCTGATCGCCGGTGCCGGACCTGGACAGCGACTATTCATGGATGGCCGGCGAGCCCGCAACGCTGAGAACTTCTCCACGGTGCTGCGCGATATGGCTGAGGGCGTGCAGAAAGCTGATCTGCCTAAATCCCTACCAGACCATATGAAACGCTTTGTAGAGATGGTCTCCGAGGGCGGTGAGCTCAAGGAAATAGGTATGCCGGTGCAGGCCTTCGTAGAGTATTCACTGGCACAGGGCATTGATCCGGATGTCCTTGCGCAGGAGCTCGGCGTCGAGAACCTCGAGCTCGCCCGCATGGGTGATGGTGATGTGCAGATCCCGATAATCGAATTCGCCAAAAAGATCGCCGCCAAGCAGGAGGTGTTCAATCAGATGTTGCCGAATCTACGGCCGCACGAGGACGCATTCACCTACAACGAGGCTCAGGAATATGTAAAAAACCGGGACGAGGTTATGTCAATACTCGAGTCCGGAGCGGCACAAATCCGCACCACTGAGGAGGACGCCGATATCGAGCAGATCGTGCAGGACATTCAGGGCCAGCTGATGACCACTGGTTATGACGAGGTCTCTGCCGGCCAGCTTGGTCAGCTTTTACGCGGCATTGGCGTCATGGCTAAGAACGAGGGTCTGGATCCAAAGGAACTGTTCGAGCAGGTTTTTGGTGGCGTGAAGCGCACAACCGAGGCGGCTCATACGCGCGGCGAGGACATCAACCTGACAATTGACCCGCTACTCAATCGCCTGCGCAACAACGATTTCCCGAGCCAGCGCGATATGTTTGGCCCATCTCTGATGGACTTCATCGTTGCCTCTGGCGGTATAAACGTGGGCGACTCTGAGCTCGTGGCAATGGACTTTGAGATCAGCGCACAAGAGCTCGGCGTCAGTAAGGCCAAGCTAAATCGCTGGAAAACCGAGGGCAAGGAGCTATCACACATCGCTGAAATTGCAGCTGAGGCCGGTTATATCGTAGCCGCCGACGAGAACCTGCTCGTCGAGGCCATCAGGGAGGAGACCGCCGGCAGGCCTGTGCAGGGTACTCGCGATTCCGGAGATACCAGTATGCGGGATCTCAGTGTCACCCTGGACGAGCTCTCAGACATCCTCGAGGAGGCCAGCATCGACCTTGATACGATGACCAATGCCGAGATACGCAATGCTCTAACTGAGCGCGTCACGCTGGCGCAGATAGATTCCAAGGATTTGCGTAGCCTGACGGAGTTGGTGCTGCAGCAGATCGGTGTGACCGAGACGCTATTTGCCGACTCAACTCCTTTTCGCGGCAAGTCGAATGTAGACGCCACGCTCGGACGCGCAGCGGCTATGCTGCCGATAGTTGACGAGACGCAGGACTTTGGCGATTTGACAATTTCTGATAGGGTTCTCATCCAGGAGACCGGGAAACGTGCCACGAGGACGATCAAAGTCGAGACCGAATTTCGCCGCTCCGTTAAGCGTAAAAACCTCTTAAAAAGGCTTCTGGATTGCGTAAATGCCTGAAAAGACTATAACTCTTGACGAGCTCAATAAGTCGAAATCTTCGGGTGCTGAGTTCGAATTCGATCCCGAGGTGCTCTCAATCGAGCGTTTCGGTGAACTTATCGAAGCTATGAAAAGCATGGTTAGCAGTGAATCTGAGCGCATTCGCGCGGACATTGCACGCAACCAGACCAATCTCGAGATCCTCGCCACACTGCAAGCCGTCATCAGGAAGCAAGGCCAAGGGCCTGCTCCCGTACCTGTTGACCTCAACCCTATTCGCGAACTGCTCGAGGAGATACGCGCCGAGCGTAACCACGAGCCGATCGACTACGATTTCAATATATTGCGGAGCGGCCCCGGGCTGTCGCCAGCTGTAAAAATAGAAGCCCGGGCCATCATCCCAACACGACATTAAACAGAGGCAAAGGATATGCCATTTCCAACAGTAGTAACCGATCCACACGCGCTCAGTCAGGGCAACATTCAGAACGTATCGGACCTCGTATTCACTGCTCAGGCTGGCGATGCCGTCACGATTACCAGTGCAGGCTCGAACATTCCGGTCATGGTCGACAAGGAATTTTTCGAGATCCGCAACAGCCCATTCACCGTCAACAACGGTCTGTATCAGGTTGATGACGCCGCTCCGGCCGCTGGCACAGTGGATGTGCGCAAGGTCTCGGGCGCGGATCCGGTTGACGATGGCGCTGAGGATTGCGACATCCTGGCAAGCCTCGACAGTGCTGTCTCTGATGCCGTATTCGCCAACGCTTCCGGCGAGACTGTTGACATCACCTCTGTTGGCGGCAACCTGCCGACATCTCTCGAGGTGGGCTCACGCTTCCACCTGAGAAACTCGACCGACACCGACAACGATGGTGGCTACGAGGTACTGAGCGCCGTCGCTGATGGCTTTAATTGCCAGAAACTCACCGGGGCAGACCCGGCGAATCAGGCATCCGAGGCGGTCGACGTCTATTCCGAGATTAAGTCGATTTTCTATGACACGGCCGCGCTTGGCTTTTACATCCTCGAGCAACCTGGAATCGTGACCCTTGCCGTGGCTGACGCTCAATGGCTGAATGCTGCAGCACCGCTGGTGGATATTGACTCTGCTACCGTTGCCCTCCCGGCCGTCAAAATCGGCCAGAAGTTCCTCGTCATAAATCACGCGACCGCCGCCAACAACGGCTACTACGTGGTCCGCGGAATCACTACGATCAGCGGCAACTGGCAGGTCGAGATGGTCTCTGATGGCCTCACGCCTGTAGACGCTGCGGCCGAGGCTCTGGATATCCAGACCGATCCACTGGTGGACGACACTGGCACCTTGGGGCAACCGCTCTATTCACGGTCAATGATCGACTGGAAAGACGACAATTTCCTGATCGCCAATGCCGCGTTCCCGATGTTCAACATTGACTCTGACGCCGGTAAGTATCTGGTGGGTCAGGACGCCTCTGGCAACAACTCAGGATGGATTTTCGTCGACAATGCGGAGTTCGGTATACGCACTCGCAAGCTGACTCGCAATATGGGCTGGCAGGAGATTGACGCGACTGGTCTGGTCACGGCTGAGTATGCCGCGATCCGATCGAATGCCACGGTGGAGGACGCTGATCGCGACCTCGGTTACTTCCAGTTTGGTACTGACACAACGGTCGATGACACGGTTGACATGGAGTTCGCCGGCATTGTGGACGAGGCCATTAAGGTGCTCGACGCCACGGTCACGCGACTCATCCCGACTACTGGCTTCGTTATCGCAACGAATGACACGATTAGTCGTACCGATGGTGGCGACTTCGTTGCTGACGGCTACAAGGTTGGCGGTCGCGTGACGGCCGACTCGTCCGAGGATGTAGGCAATGATGGCACTCACATCATCACCGCTATCGTTGGCGGTGTGGACGGCGATCTGGTAATTGGCGCGGCTGACCTGACCAATAACGCGGCCGACACCACAATGAACCTCACGCTGGACAACCGATTCGCATTCAGCCTGAAACTCAGGCCTCGCGATGATGACGCGCTCGGTAAGACGTTCGCACAGCAGGGCCTCGGTAACGCGCTGGCCACACAGCTATCAAACCGCGCATTCATTTTCGGCCTCGGTACGGTCGAGGATGCCAATATCACCAATACCGATGTGACGATCGACGGCTCAGGCCCGTACACCGGCATGACGCTGACGTTCCATTCCACGCCGCAAGCTAGAGGAGCAGCGACACTGGTTGGCGGTGTGAGAAACTTCGGAATTATCGGTGAGGGCAACGCTGGTTCGAAAAACGAGATCTACGAATTCACACAGCGCCAGCTGCGCAAACTGACCGATATCGACGCCGATGCCGATACGGCAATCGGTCGCACGATCGACGGCCTGCTCAGATTCAACGGTGCCACGCTCGAGTTCGGATCTGTTGATGGCGGTCTGTCGTTCCCGACGAATCCTGACGGCGGCGGCTCTGGCATGTACTTCGATAACATCGCTGCCGGCGATGCCAACGATGTGCAGTTCTGGGACAACCTGGGTGTGCTGCGATCGAACAAGGAAACGATTGCGGTCACGCTCGATTTCAATGACATCCTGATAAATGACCTCGTGGCCGAGGGCGATCTCTTTTTCGATCGCACCATCCGTACCCTGCCGGCAGATCTGGTGGTCAACGCTGGCGGCACGTTTACCTCAGCCGGTGCTAACTTGCCGGCGCTCGACGAGGGCGATGGTGCTTACGTCCGGCTCTCAGGCTTCCTGACAACCGAGCTCGCAGCCAATGGCATCTATCAGGTAGTGACTGAATCCTCGACGTCCTCGTGGATCGTGGTGCGCTACGACAATGCAGCCATGATTACCACGGTAGCCTCGGCCATCATTCCGATCGACGAGCATCCGTTCGACACTCCGAGCGCGCTTATCATCAACACCACGAACCTGATCGACGACACGACCATCAGCTTCACGGCTCCTGACACAATCAGCGACTCTGGCTCCGGCTTCGGCATCTTCTCCATAGGCGATCGAATCCGTATCGAGGGTGCAGGCGCAGGCGCTAACGCAGGCCTTATCGTCAAACTTCTCACGGCCGCGGCTGGCGTACTCACCATTGAGCAGAACCAGTTTGAGCCGGTGCTGACAACGCAAGGGGCAGGTTCTCAGGTCATTCTCACCGAGCTATTCAGTGTCGAGGCGGATGCCGATTACTCCAACAACTTCGGCTTTGATGACAACGTCCAGGGTGGCAGGACCATCTCGGAAACGGTGAACGTAAAGGCCAAGGCGCTCGGACGAGTAACCGCTCAGTACACTGAATCGGCGGTACTGCAGATCGTGTCTCAGACGCCGCTGACCGTTCCACTGCAGAGCCAGCAAGAACGCAATGTGGTCCTGTAATGATCTCACTCGCGTTTTTTGTAGAGGGTCGACACCCTTGCGGTAAGGAAATCAGGACGGAGGAGTGGCTATCTGTCTGCCGCTGCTTCGGCGTGGACCGCATGCTTGTCATCAACCGCACCGGGCGGGAATGCTTCTATCCGAACCAGGATCAGGAACATCCCGCCATCACCTATGCAACATGGGACGAGCTCAGGGCGGCTCACCCTGACGACAAATACGTGATGATTGAACGGCAAGGCCCGGTCGAGCCGACGATGCTGTCAGAATACACGCACCCCACTGATGACGATGTTATCTATTGCCTTGGACCTGATGGCGGTGGACTCGAGGGCCTTGTGGTTCCGGGCGCCGACTGGGTCCAGTTACCCATGGCGGCAAATGCAAGATGGGGAATGTGGGCAATTATGGCAGCTACCGTGGTGATGCAGGATAGGTGGCTCCGTGGTCTCACAGAGAACAGCTAACACAGGAATGGCGTCGTGTCGGTAATTGATGGCCGCACGTTAATCAGCAACGCCAATGCGCAGGGATCGTGGGTCGATGACAGCGGCGGCACCATGGGCGCGACCGCCAGCACGACCAATTTCATTGTAGGCACCGGCTCCATTGAGGGTCGCTCGAGCAAATCGACGAACGCTATTCAGTGGGACTTTGGATCCGCGCAGGATTTCACTGATACCGTTTTCTACTTCTGGGTCAATATGTCGGCCGCTGCGCTGCTTGACCTCAAGGCCAATCAGGGCCTCACGATGCGATTCAGCGGCACCACTCAGACAGACTTTTTTGAGATCAACGTCGCCGGATCTGATACCTACGGCGGCGGCTTCAAGATGTTTGTGGTCGATGCCAGCGTGGCAAAGGCGGCCTCGGACAACACCGGCGGCACCCCACCACTGGTCAGCGCCGTGCAGTTTGTCGGCATCGCTGTCACGACAACGGCCTCGGCGCCGGGCTCTGATCCGAATTTCTTTGTGGATGCCTCTTGGCACGTAGCGGTCGGCACTCCCGGCCTCCGTATCGAGGGGCAGAATTCATCGGTTGCGTGGAACATGGCTGACGTCCTCGATGTTGTTCTCAACACGGGCACCGACTCTCCTTGGGGGATGCTGGACGAGCTCGATAACGGCACCCTGACCTGTAACGCTCACATCCGATTTGGCGCTGACGATGGCACCGTCGACGAGTTTGAGGACACCAATATCATCCTCGGCTTCGAGATCGCTGATGTCGTCGATGGCTTCTATGGCTTTGACGGTGTCGCAGGCGCCGGCCAGATGGACGTCACTTTCGGCGTCAAGAGCGGCAGCGGCAATGATGCGACCGGCGCCCAGGGCTTCGTCATCACGACTGGCGGCCCGCGCTGGTTCATGGACTTCGACGCCGATGCCGACATCGACTCGGCCGGCTTCTATGGCTGTCAATTCAGCGGCGGAGAGATATTCGACCTTGCTCAGGCTCCCTGCGATCTGGCCACGGTGGTTTTCCTCGACTGCGACAAGGCACATTTCTCGAACGCCAAAGCGGTTCGCATCACCGTGGTTGGCGCCAACACTGCTGATGGCGTGGCCTTTTGCGACACCGATGACATCGGAGACATCGCTAACTCGTCATTCATATTCAGCGATGGCCATGGTATCGAGATACTCAGCGGTGGCCCGAGCTCACAGGCCAATATCGGCAACATCTTCGACGCCAACTACGGTGGCACGCCGGGCGACAACAACACGCCGAGCTCAGGCTCGAACGATGCCATGATTTTCAACAATGCGGCGGCGGCTCGCACGTTCAACCGCTCAGGCGGTGGCACTCAGCCGTCATTCCGCAACGGCGCCAGCGCAACCTCTGACGATGTGGCGGCGATCTCACTGACGTTCACGCCGCTACAGGCCAACAGCGAGGTGAGGCTGTTTGAGACTGGCACCAATATCGAGATCGACGGCGTCGAGAATTCAGGGGCCAGCTTCGTGGCCAGTGCAGGTGCGTCGCAGGCGCTCGACTACAAGATTGTCAACCCTGGGTTTCTCGAGATCTTCGTCATCAACGTCAGCTTTGCTGCCTCGCAGAACGTGCAGGTCAATCAGCAAGTTGACCGCAATTTCGACAGGGTGGACTGATGGCTGCCCAATTCGACGGTGACAACCTAATCATCACGCTGGACGCGCCGACTGCCAGTGTGCTCAATCAGACGGCCGAGCAGGTCTACGACGATGCGAAGCAATGGCATCTCAACGCCAACAATCGCAAGTACCCGTTCCCGTTCGCCACGTCAGGCGGTGAGGTCATCACGACCGTCACCTTGGCTGGCCAGTATTACTTTCTACTCAATGACATCGGCTGGCGGATCATCTCGACCGACGAAAGCCAGAACGTCTTTTGGGATGGCAACCTGATCCCGAGCGATCTAACGCTGCCAATCATTAACGAAACGCCCGGGCGCACGGTCCTGCATCTTGGCCTGCAGCCATTGGTCACTGGCATCTCTGGACTCACCGACGACATCGGCCAGAAGGTCGACGATATCCACGGACAGACGCTCCGCGAGATCTGGGTCGACGAGACATTCCCGACCAACGGTAATTTCGGATACCAGCAGGCACCGTTCAACGTGTGGTCTGACGCGGTGGATTACGCCGAGGGGCCAGCAAACCTGACAACCATGGTGACGCTGACCGACGCCACGTTCGATCGCAACCTCAAGAATTTCACGATCCGCGGTCTGGGGTTCCCAGTTGTCGACCTCAACGGTCAGGACGTCGACAAAACCTCAGTCAGCGGCGTCACGATAACCGGCATCCATCTCGGCCAGTTGCTTGTGCAGGACGCTGGTGTGCAGAGCGTTAGCGGTGAACTGCTCGCGCAGCGTGTGGCCATGGCTGGCGTCTATCTGGTACGCGCTGGCTCATTCAGTATTATGACCTCAGTGGCCGTGCTGATACCCGGGTTGCCGTGGACGCTGGATCTCGGCGTCTCAGATGCGCCCAGTGTGGTTGGTCTGGCTGACGTCAGCGGCGGTGTCATTCTCGACAACATCGAGGCCGGCGATGTGGTTCACATCCACATGGCGCAAGGCGCTGTGACGATCAATGCCTCCTGTACGGGCGGCAATATCGTGCTCACTGGTGGCTTTCAACTCACGGACAACTCGACCGGATCAGTGGTGAATACCAACGCCAAATTCAGCGAGCTGATATTCGCAAGGGTCATGGAGAACGGCGAGACCTTCGGAGACCAGACAAAGCTGATGCGCGCGGCTGCGGCTGGCATCATCGTGCAGCTGATCGACGGCAGCTATGTCATTAAGTCAGCTGACGGACTCATCAATCGCATTACTGGCGACGACGCAGCGAACGGCGGTCGCAGCATATCCGCGGTTGACCCATCGTGAGCTCGCATTACCTGAGCTCGCACTACGGTCCGAGTCATTACCTGTCGAGTCATTACGGTCGTGGCATTATCATCCCGCCGATCGTTCCGCCGTTCACGCCGGATCCTACATTCCCGCCGGGAACCAGACGCTATGATGAGATGGCACGCTGGATCGAAGCCGAGGACGAGCTCCTGATGTTGGTCATCAGGGCATTTTTGACAATGAAGGACCGAGAGTAGTGGCGCTAAAGGACTGCATCAAGAAACTAGGGGTTGTCTCGCAGGCAGACGAGGCGCGTCTGACAACGTATCTCGCTGAGGGTTTGAACGACGAGCAGGCCGTGCGCAGGCTACTGATCGAGAGCAGCATCGACATCATCAGCATTGCTGACCGAGCCCGAGAGGCCGGTGCCGCAATCAGCGTGCCCAAGGATGCTGTCGCTGACATACGTGATTTCGTGGACGCTCGACTGAGGAAGCTGATCAGCGATCGCACTGCGATCGAAACTGAGATGGGCGACCTAAATAATCTCTACAAGATTATGAGTTGGGAGTCCGAGCTATTCGATCTGCTACTGGCACAGGGCAAGGAGCTCTACGATCCACTCGAGAACATGCAGCAAGACGAGATCCTAATGCGGATCGGTCAGGTCATGTTCGATGAGAATACGCGCCAGCGTCTCGCTGAGGGCTGGAATGGTTTTCAGGGCAAGAGCCCAAAGGAAGTGCTCCAAAGCTGGTGGGACCACAAGGGCAGAAAGATCGAAAACCGCAAGGCTCTCAATGCCATGGTGCCACGCTGGCGTGAGCTCAATCTGCAGATCAACGAGATGGTCTCTGATGCCGGCAATCGCCAGTTCTTCCAGGACAACAAGGAAACGCTCGAGACGATCGAGGCCTCGGTAGGCGTCGATCAGGCCCGTATGTTCGAGATGTTCGGTCCGTCGATGTACGGCGACATGGGCAAGATGGGTGCGGTCAGCATCAAGGAGCTATTCCAAAACGCTTTCGACGCCGCGCGCACGGCGATCGAGCGAGGTCAGGAGGACGGCAACATCGACGTCACGGTGTCGACTGACAAGCGCACGGTGACGATCACTGATGACGGCATCGGCATGACGTCCGAGATCGTAGTCAATGCGTTCCTCAAGCAGGCCGGCACACGCAAGGAGGGTAAGGTCAACTCAGGCGGCTTCGGGCTGGCTAAGATGCTGTTCCTATTCGGCAACAAGAGCCTGAAACTCGAGACCGTCCGCGACGGTATCAAAACAACCTTGGAGGTCACGGGTGAGCAGATCATGCTCAACGTGCGCGACCCTGACACCAACAAGATCCAAGTGAAACGCGAGCAGACCGATCAGCCAAGCGGCACTAAAATTACAATCACGATCGCTGACGAGTACGTCGATGTAAAAACCGGCAAGGTCGAGCCAGTCTCAGACATCGAGTACAAGGACATTGTCGACGTCACACAGGATCAGATTCTCCATCCGAAAATCACCGTGACGCGCGACCATCGGGCGTTTTCCGACAACTCTGGTCAGGGGTTCGAGCAGGATAAGTTTTTCAGCCTGGGGCGGGTGCAGTTCGAATGGGGCTCGGCCGATATCTATGTCGCCAAGGAGACTCGTTTCCGCTACAAATCCAACACAGTCATTTCGGTTGAGGGCCTCAAGCAGTTCGAGATACGCCTGACTGAAAACCCAATGGATCCCATGGCGAGCCTGATCGACCGCAATTTCATCATTGACCTGCATCCGTCAGTGCTGCCGGAGAGTGGGCAGTACCCGTTCGAGTTTAATCGGCAGGGGCTCAGGGAGCATGCGAGGTCTGATCTCGACCCGATCCTGCTGATGATGGTGATTCGTCACAACGCTGACAAAGCAATGCAGTCGTCTAAGGGCTATGGCGTCTTGCGCACGGTCACTGAAAGCAATGGCAAGTTCGAGCTCTCAGAGACAATCGACATTACACCAAAGATCGACGAGGCGGATCGGCGCGCAGGGCTCGAGGGGAATGCCGGCGACACGGTACAGGTTCGTGAGGGTGTGCTCTACATCAACGACATAGAGCAGCCGGCGATGACTCCCGATGAGTTCGCCAATGTGCGCTTTGATATCTCGGCAGCCAAGGTGGATCAGGACCTTGTGACCAACGATGTGCCGCTGATTCACAGCAATCAGTCGTTCATAACCGAAAGCGAGCTCGACGGTACTGTCTGGCAGACTCTTGCCGGCAGGGACCTGACCGAGGTGCTCTACGAAAAGTTCGGTGAGCAAGCGGTCAACAAGTATTTCCACGGTGTTGGAAATGCGTTCCTGCGACTGCGCAACCTGATAGCGGTCAACGGTAGCATCGACAATTACGGTGGCCTCGACAAAGTAGGCGTAGGCGTCAGCGTTTTGGGCAAGCGTTACTACGGCGTACACACGAAAGTCCCGGCGCAGATGATGTTCGTCAATCCTGGGCAGGAGGTCAAAGCCGTACACATCCAGCGGAACATGCCGCCGGGCCCCGGTCGTGACAAGATCATTGCGGCGTCCCTGATGACGACGATGATCCACGAGATCGCGCATTTCGCGGAGTTCAATCACGGCATCAGTTATATCTTTGCGCTACAGGACGCATTCGGCACGGCGTTTGAGAACACTGATTTTATTGATGGCGTCCTGCGCGACCTGCAGGGCACACTGCATGAAGGAGGAGAAATTTATGGCTACATCAGCGAAGCCCTCGAAGGAGGGGCTCTCGAAACTATTGGTCACTCTCTCACAGAACTTGGCACCGAGTCTCGAGACGATGTCAGCCGTACTCGAGACGCTGAGGGGCAACGCGGAGGAGATCAAAAGCGAGCCGGAACTGATCCCGAAGCTGGACGAGGCGCTCAGGATACTGGAACAGAGCTCGACGATGCCAGAGTTCGTCAAGGCGATAGAGACGGCGGCGTTGTAGCACCGCGCGGCGCTGTCAATCCTGACGCCGGCACTGACACTGATTTGTTTCAGGGCCGCAAGGGCGTGCTCACGTTCGACGCCGAGGGCAGGGTCATCATCAAGCTGTTCGAAGCGGCAGACCTGTCGACGTTCATTCACGAGGCGGGGCATCTATACCTCGAGCTCCTGAAACGTCTGGCCAGCCGGCCGGATGCCAGTGAACAGATCCTCAAGGACACCGCAACCGTGTTGAAATACCTCGGTGTCGATAGCCTCGAGGACATCGAAACCAAGCACCACGAGAAGTGGGCCCAGTCATTCGAGAAATATGCGATGGAGGGCAAGGCCCCGAGCATTGGGCTGCAGGATGCGTTCAACTCGTTCCGCACATGGATGCTCGATGTGTACCGCAAGATTGCAGGCGTCCGTGACATCGAACTACCCAACGATATCCGTCAGGTCATGGACCGCATGCTGGCGACTGACGAGGAGATCGCGCTGGCCGAGGCCAACATGGATTACGCGCCGCTCTATACGTCAGCCGAGCAAATGGGCATATCCGAGGAGGAGTTCGCGGTTTACAAGCAGTCGATCATTCGCGCGCACAACGATGAGGTCGCCAAACAGTCCTCGAAGCTGATGGCTGCGATGCGTCGGGATCAGCTGCAGTGGTGGAAAGACGAGAGCAAAAAGGAGGAGGCCTTGGTCCGTGCTGAGGCTGAGGCTGAGCGTGTCTACATCGCACTGTCGATACTGCAACGCAACCGCATGCCGAATGGCGATACAACCGGCAGGAGTCCGATCAAACTGGACCGTCAATCGGTGCTCGACGTCCTCCTGGGTGACACCGATCTGCTGAAAACCCTGCCACACACCGGAGCACACGGCCTGTACCGCCGCAAAGGCGGCGTAGACGTCGATGTCGCTGCACAGTCCTTGGGCTACCGGGACGGCCTAGAGATGCTACAGGAGCT